AAGAAAAATCAATATACTAATTTTGATATTTTAAATAATTACTTACCATCCGAAAAATTCTACCTAACCCCTGTACCAGATTACATCAATGTAACGTATGATTGTGTTATTATTACTAATTTTATACAGGAAAATAATAAAATAGTTGAAGCTATTGAATTTGCTTCAGATTCATATTGGGGTAATAAAAATCGTTATCAATTTAGAACATATATTGATAGATTTGATTCTACTAATGAATATGGTATTAGTGATCAACGTGTAGCTAAAACAAATTTAAGTATAACATTGTACGGGTATATTATACCTGAAACAATCAATAGGGATTTAGCCACTAATGGGCAACGCCAATTTTTTTCTAAATCAGTTGTTTCTATTACTGGAGAAACCGTAGTAAATGCTAATGGACCTGTAGGAGCATCGGCTAATCCGGGAACTGGTAGACCACTACCAAGCCCAACCCCTAGCCCATCAATTACCCCAAGCATATCAGCTACACCGGGCCTAACACCAAGTATATCAGCCACACCAAGTGTAACACCATCTATATCAGTTACACCAAGTATAACACCAAGCATAACAATTACACCAAGCATAAGCATAACACCATCTATTACACCATCTATTACACCATCATCAGCACCAGTTTATGGAGGTAGTATAGATTTTGGTAATGAATATGGTAGATATGCTATTACTGATGTAGCTAGTACAGATTATTCATTAGGATATAATGATTTTACAATTGAGTGGTTTCAAAAATTAAGCACATTCAGTTCAGCTAACGGAGCAATAATTCCCTTCTCTATTTATAATTCAAATACAGATTATTTACACTTTAGTATGGCTGATTATAACTCTAATATATTATTTAATTTAACATTAGTTGTAAGTTACTCTGGAATTGGTTATTCATTTGTTACTTCTGTACCAACAACAACATTACTAGATTGGACTCATATAGCTATATCTAGAACATCAACAACATTTAATATATATGTTAATGGTGTTTTATCAAATCCTGGAAATAGTATAGGAAGTGTAGATTTCGCTCCACTATTATCTAAATTATCTCTTGGAAATATCGGAGAATATTTCCCATTAAGCTATAGATTCCCAGGAAAAATAACTAACTTTAATTTTGTTAATGGGACCGCATTATATACTGCTGACTTTACTCCACCAACATCACCAATAACACCATCAACTAATACTAAATTATTATTATTAGCTACGGACAATGCTGGGTTATTGACGGATTCAAGTGGACTAAATATAACTGTAAATAATATTAGTGGATTAACTTGGAGTTCTGATAATCCTTTCTAAAAACATTTGGATATCTCAAATATATTTATTATAATGAAACATAACTAATAAATGAATAATGTTTAAAAAATTTAAAGAAATATCATCAGCTTGGATAACAGCAGCTAACCCAACACCAGAAGAAAAAAAATTAGCAGAAAATAGAGCTGCTATATGTAATGGGTGTGAGTTTCGTAAAAAAAATACAGCAGTAATAGATTTTTACTACTGTAGTTTATGTGGGTGTCCACTAGACAAAAAAATATTCTCACCAATAGATTTAAAAACAAACCCTTGCCCAGAAAACAAATGGGATAAATAAATAATTAATTAAAAACCAACGTTATGTTAAAAGGAAACGCAGAAACACAAACACAATCATTAGATCAATTAACAGTAGAAGAATTAGCAGAATTTAAAAGTGTCCATGAAGGATATCAAAAAGCATTATTTGATTTAGGAATAGTAGTTCTTAATCTTGAAGAAGCTAAGAAAAAAATAGACGAATTAAATGGAAATAGAATCGATTTAATCAACTATATTCAAGAAATTAATGAAAAACGTCTAGTATTAACCGCTAAATTAGGCGAAAAATATGGAGATAGACAAGTTGATCTAGAAACAGGTGAACTTAAATAAACCTATTTTAGGTTTGTAAGGGTTTTAGAATATTTATCATTAGAACAACCCTAATACAATTTAAAATAACAACATAAAATGGCAGAAGCAATTATCTCTCCTGGTGTATACACCAATGAAAACGACCAGAGCGCAGTAACACAAGGCCCTATTGAAGCTGGTGCAGCTATCATTGGACCAACGGTTAACGGTATTCCTTATGTTCCAACATTAGTCACTTCATATAGTGAGTATATTGCGAAATTTGGAACTACTTTTAGCAATGGAGCAAGTGGCTCTATGGAATATTTTACCTCATTAACAGCTAAAAATTATTTCGATAATGGAGGTACAACTCTATTAGTAACAAGAATCACACACCAAGGAACAGGCTCAGCATTAGAATCATTCTCGTCTGCAAGTATTCCTTTAGTAGGATTAAATGCAACCTCTTCTATGAGTGTAGCAGGGCTTCACGTAAATGACCCAGGTAATAACACTATATTCTTCTTATTAACAGGTTCGGCTGCGGGTACATCAACAACTGCATCGTATGGTAAATTTGTTATGACAGGTAGTAGCACTTTAGTAGATGCTGCTCCAATATATTTTGTTACAACAGGATCAACAGCTACAGCTACAGCAACTAATATTACTGATAAAATTAATTCATTACAATCTACATTTAGAATTGCTGCAACGTCATCTATAACTGATTTAGCAGTAACAGCTAGTGTATATGAAAATGAATCATTAGGAAATTCATTTAGAATATTGTCATCAAGTATTACTAACAACTTTGCTGGTGGTTTAACAGGAACCCAATGTTTTGAAGTTGAAACATTAGCTTGGGGTGCTCAAATGAACAACTCAGGTTCAATATTATCTTCAGGAGCTTTAGTAAGCGGTAGCGCTACTAATGTTCGTTGGCAGGTTCAAAACGTAAATACTACACAAGGTACATTTACCTTAGTTGTAAGAAGCGGTAACGATAACGATGCTCAACCAAACGTTCTTGAAACATGGACTAACTTATCATTAGATGTTGACCAACCAAATTACATAGCTAGAGTAATAGGTAATACAAAACCAGTTTATACTTATTCTGTAACAGACGGTCAAGGATACATTGATTATAGTGGAGATTTTCCAAATGCATCAAGATACATCAGAATTGCAACAGTAACACAAGCTCAATTTGGTACATTCGATAATAACGGATTATACCAATCAGCACTATTTAGTGGAAGTCTACCAGCAAATGGAGATGGAGGCTTAGCAGGTGCATTTAATGGTGGATTAATAGATACTACATTACCAAGATTCATGTATGAAAATATTATTTCAGGTGTAACAAATGCTCAAGGATTTACAACAGAAGATTACTTCCCAGCAATTAATTTACTAAATAACTCAGACGAATATATATTTAACATATTAATGACTCCTGGTTTATTCTTAGCCGGTGGAAATTCAAATATTAATATTGGTGCTAACGGCGCTGATCCAATAGCTTTATGTGAAGGAAGAGCAGATGCTTTAGCAGTAATTGACCCTGTTCCTTATGGTGGTACAGTTACAAGTGCTAAAACAGCAGCAAATGCTTCAAATTCTAGCTATGGTGCTACATACTGGCCATGGTGCCAAATATTCAGCTCCGCAATGGGTAGATTAGTATGGGTTCCAGCTTCAGTATTAATGGGTGGTGTATTTGCCTTTACAGATCAAGTAGCAGCTCCATGGTTTGCTCCAGCAGGTATTACTAGAGGTGGTATTCCAAATGTAGTAAAAGTTGAAAGAAAATTATCATTAAGCGATAGAAACAATTTATATTTAGATAATGTAAACCCATTAGCTACATTCCCTGGAAATGGTGTTGTAGTATTTGGACAGAAAACATTACAACAAAAAGCAACTGCTTTAGATAGAGTAAATGTTAGAAGATTATTAATTGCCTTAAAAGGATATATTAGTGGTGTATCTCGTTCATTAGTATTTGAACAAAATACAGCGGTTACAAGAAACAAATTCTTAAACCAAGTAAACCCATACTTAGACTCAGTAGTACAAAGACAAGGTTTATACGCGTTTAAAGTAATTATGGATGAATCAAATAACACACCAAGTGTTGTAGATAGAAACCAATTAGTAGGTCAAATTTACATCCAACCAACTAAAACTGCTGAATTCGTAATATTAGATTTCACAATTTTACCAACTGGTGTATCATTCCCATAAGAAGTAATATTTATAATAAACAATTAATAAATACAACATAACATGCCTATATTAAACGCAAACGAAATTATGTTTACTCAATATGAACCTAAAGTACCAAATAGGTTTATAATGTATGTAAATGGTATTCCATCATATATCATTAAAGGTGTTAGTGCCGTAAATTTCGATGATGGAGAAATTATACTAGATCACATCAACACCTATAGAAAAATCCGTAGTGGAAAAAGACTATGGGGTGATATGACATTCACATTATTTGATCCAATTGCTCCATCAGGTGCTCAAGTAGTAATGGAATGGGCTCGTTTAGCATATGAATCAATCACTGGTAGAGCTGGTTACTCAGATTTCTATAAAAAAGACATTACATTTAATGTTTTAGGTCCAGTTGGTGATGTAGTATCAGAATGGGTTGTTAAAGGTGCTTTTATCAAAACAGCAAACTTTGACGATTACGATTGGTCGACATATACAGAAGCAGTTAATCTTACTATGACAATTGGTATGGATTATTGCATCTTAAATTACTAACATGAATCAAATTCTTAAACAACTAATTCAAGAATGTATTTCTGAAGCACTTGACGGAAACGTAGGTTCTGACGGAAATGTAGATCAACATAGAAATAGTGTTGATAACATGCAACGTGGTTTTGCCTATATGCTTGGTGAATTAGATGTATTAAAAGATTATAGTAAATTAACAGATAGAGAGAAATCTGAGTTTGTCTCAGGAATAAAAGGGTATATAGATCGCTATTTCTCAGATAGAACAGATGCTCCTAGAAATTAAATAAAAAACCCGATAGAAATATCGGGTTTCTTTTACAAAAAACATAGTTTCATTATATTTATATATATAAAATTAAAATAAGTTTATGACAGATTTAAAAATTCCAACGGAAACGGTTACATTACCATCAAAAGGTCTTGTTTACCCTGAAACATCGTTGTTAGCTAAGGGAGAAATCGAAATGCGCTACATGAGTGCACGAGATGAAGATATCTTAACTAACATTAACTTCATTAAGCAGGGAACTGCTATTGATAAATTACTAAAATCACTTATAGTAACACCAATTGATATTGATGAGTTGGTTACAGGTGATAAAAACGCAGTTTTATTTGCTGCTCGTATCTTGGGATATGGTAAAGAATATTCATTCAAATTTAGAAACGAATCAACAGGTAACGATGATGAATATTCCTTAGATTTAACTACATTAGATGAAAAACCTTTAGACGAAAATATATTCGAAAAAGGTAAAAACGAATTTGAATTTCAATTACCTAAATCAAATAATACCGTAACATTTAAGTTACTAACAGGCAAAGACGATAAAGCAATTGACGCAGAACTTAAAGGACTTCAAAAAATTGACCCAAATGGCTCATTCGAGAATACTACGCGTTTAAAGCGCATGATAATCGCAGTTAACGGCAAGACTGACCTAGTATCGATTGTAGATTTCGTAGATAATTACTTACTAGCACCAGATTCACGAGCATTAAAAAAATATTATAACGAGATATCCCCAGATATTGAAACTACAATAACTTTAAACAAAGATGGCTACGTTCAGGAGGGCGTAACTATCCCTATTGGGATTAGCTTTTTTTGGCCTGACGCCTAAATATCGAGAATATCTATTTTCTAGAATACATGAAATTGTATTTTACGGAAATGGAGGATACGATTGGAATACAGTTTACAATTTGCCTATTTCGCATCGTGATTTTATATATCATAAAATTAGAGAACATTTTGAAAAACAAAATGCTGATGCTGAAAAACAACAAAAATCTATGAAATCAGCTTCATCAACAACTGTCAAACCTCCAATGAACCCAACCTACACAGCAAAAGCCCCACGAAAGTAGGGCTTTTCATATTTATCTATATAATACACTACTATGGCTAACAATCCTAACGATCCAGATTTTCAAAAAAATAATGAAGAACTAAATAGATTTAATGATTCCTTAAAAGAATCTATAGATTTATCGAGATCTTTGTCTAGAAATATTAAATCTGTTACGGATGAGCTTAAACTTTCTAAAGGAGCTAATAGTGAACTTTATAATGATTTAGGTAGATATAATGATGCTTTATCTAAAACCATTGGTTTATCTAAAAAATTAACTGATGGACGATTAAAAGTAAAAGATGTAGAAAAATCTATTGCTAATATTGGGCAGACTTATGCCGATTATATGGCTCGAAACAATAAGTCATTTGAAGCAAGAGGTAGATTTACTTTAAGACAAAAAGACCTTCAAGAAGAACTTCTTAAATTAGAAGATAAAGAAATTAATAGAAGACTTAGAATTGGAGAAGCTGATGCTAAAATTGATGATTTACGACAACAACTAGCTGCTACTGAAGTCGCCCGCAGAAACACTAGAGAAACTGCTGATAGAGCCCTACAAACTCAAGCGATTCGAGATATTAAAGCAAAAATTAAATATCAAGAAGATAATATAAAGATTTTAGAAAAAGATCAAAATCAAGAAGCAAAAATTACTGCTCAAAAACAACAAACTTTAGATAAAGTTGAAGATATAATAAAATCTCATAAAGGACTCCAAAAACAATATGAAGATGAAATAAAAAAACATGAAATTCTTCTTAAACTAGCAAAAGAACAAGATACAGTAACTAATAGAATAAGTAACACATATAAAGACATATCAAAATTACTTAGCCCATTTACTGCAATATTTGCGTTTATTAAACAAATGGCGTTTGCCATATCTGATCAAACAGTAAAAATACAAAGAGGTTTAGTTAAAACTTATGATGAAGCACTTGTTATAAGACAAGAATTTAATGCTATTGCTGTTGCTTCTGGAGATATAGCAGTTACTACTGGAAGAATGGTTGCTGCTAATGCTGAGTTAGGAAAGCAATTAGGATACAACACCCAGTTTAGTGAAGACATGAACACTGAGTTCATTAAGTTAACTAAAACACTTGGAATTAGTAATGAATCTGCTGGAGGATTAGCAAAACTTACTAAGATATCTGGACAAGAATTTAAAGATGTTAAAAACATCATTTATCAAACTACCCAACAACTCTCAGTTCAAAATGGACTTCAACAAGATCAAGTAGAAGTTATGGATGAAGTTGGTAAAATATCTGGTCAAACATTAGCAATGTTTAAAGGTAATGTACCTGCCCTAACAGAAGCTGTTGTTCAAGCTAGATTATTAGGTACTACTTTAGAAAGCGCTAAAAAATCCGCATCTGCTTTACTTGATTTTGAATCATCTATTGAAAATGAATTACAAGCCGAATTAATTACAGGAAGACAATTTAATTTAGAACGTGCTCGTGCTGCTGCTTTAACTGGAGATTTAACAACAGAAATGAAAGAGTTAGCAAATCAAGGAATTGATTTTAATAACTACTCTAACATGAACGTTATTGCTCAACAGAAGATAGCGGATATGATGGGTAAAACTACAGATGAACTTACCGATCAGCTATTAAAACAACAATATTTGGGCATGTCACATGAACAAATTGTTTCTATGAGTGGTGAGGAAGTAGCTAAAAAAGTAGAAGCATTAAATGCTCAAGAACAATTTAATCTTGCTATGGAAAAAATGCAGGATATTGTTACAAGCTTAGTAGGAGGTCCTTTAGGACAGTTAGTTGAAGCAATGGCTAGTGCACTTTCAAGTGCTGGAGGTTTATATGGTATGATGTTAGCTATTGCTGGGGTATCACTAGGGAAAACACTAGCAACTTTAGCAACCTTAGCAATTGAATTAGAATTATCAGCTGCTGGCGCTATTGCTACTGCTTCTGCTATATCTTTTGGTCTTGCTGCTGTTGGTATAGTAGCGGGAATTGCTGCTATGATGGGGGCATTTGACGATGCTAAAACTGATGCCACTCAACCTACATCTGCTGGAGATATGTATTCTGCTAAAGGTAAAACTATAATATCACCTAAAGAAGGTGGTTTATTTTCATTAAGCGATAATGATGAATTTGCTGCTGCTCCAGGATTAGGAGATATGATTAATAGACCAAAACAACAAACCGCGGTTGTTCAAGATAATTCTGCCTTATTAAATGAATTAAAAGATTTAAACAAAAACACATTAATTACTAATCAACTTGTACAGCAAAGCAATAATAAAAAATCTGACATATATATGGGACCAGATAAAGTAGGGACCTCATTGCTTAAAAGTAATTATAGCTTAGCTTAATTTAATATTTATAATAAACATTAAAACATAAATAATATGCCAACATCATTAGTAACCTTACTACAAAATCCAACATCGTACACTAATGCAGTACCTAAATGGAATGGAGGGGCAGTACCACCAACGTTTCAACCAAACGTTAACCCAAATCCTCCAGGGTCTCGCCATGATCAATATTCAGTAAATGGAAACCCACCTATTCAAGTAATAGCAGGTGGATTTGTACCATTTATACCAACACCATCACGTTTAGAAGAAGCCGATCCGTTAAATACGGCACCCTACAGAAACGCACCTGGACTTAAATACGTAGATTTCCCACACCCTTAATACTTAATAATGGGTATATTCCAACAGGCTTCATTAACAAATCTAAGGAATTTAAGATACGGACGTGATACAATAGGTGGTGGTGATAGTGGAGCTCCATATATTACTACTGCTATTCCACCTGCTTTAGACCAACAAGCCGATCCTAACGACGCTGTAGGAATTGACGGTGGTTTAATTAGAGGAGGTTTTACAGGAGCAACAAATGCTTCTCAAAAAGATTTCATTCGTATTGGTAAATTCTTAAAAGATGCACCACAAGGTCCATTGTTTGTAATCAAACAAGTTGGACTACAGTTGTCTAATCCACAGTTGGAAGCACCTCTAGGCGCTGGAGCTATATTAAATAATGTATTACAAGGAAACTTTAGTACACTTTTTGGAGGTGGTGATAATTTTAACGCTAATATAGGGAATACTCGTATCTATAATGGTGGTATTAATACATTACTTCAAGTTCCACTTAATGCTTTTGGAGGTCATATAACAAGACATGGTTTGTTGCCGATTCAATCCGATGATGCCAAATATGAAAATGTTGCCTTTAATAACAATCAAGAAGATCAAGGAGCTAACAATAGATTAGTTAGATTAAAAGCTAAATTAGTAAAAAACCCGGATGCCAATATAGCTTCATACATTAGTGGTCCTGGTTCTATTGATGGTATAGGAATTACTACTATCCCATATATTTACAAAACATTAAGTAATCCTCAATATCTACCTTTAACTAAACCTCTTGAAATTTCACAAGATGGTTTTACTAACAACGCTGTAGATGAGAATGAAGATTATTTATATGTACGCCCTGCTTTAAATCCAAACTATTATAATGCTCAAGGAGTATCATTACAATACTTATACAATTCTGAAGCTTTAATAGAATATAGTAATAATATTCTTCCTCCTTCTGAAGATCTAACAAATACTCTAGCTCAAAGTAATCAAATTGATCAAAATGCTATTAATTACGGGGCTGCCAAAACATACTCAATATTACAAAGTGCTATTGATAGACAGACAAATAAAAATCAAATAGGAACAACATATTTTGAAAAAAATATAGGTACCACAGTTGGAGTAAGTCAAATTAATAAGGCTAATCAAGCTAGTACACCTATTCGCTTTAATATAACTGGGAGATCTAAATATAAAAATTTAGATTTAAAAACATTTAATATAGATTCTCGCTTGGGTTTAAGCCAAGCTGATGGTTATAAAGATGAGGTTAATTTAACCCCACTATACTATGCTTCAGACGCTCCGGGCTCATCATATATTAAAATACCAGGAAACGCAAGACCTACTAGAGTAAGAGATTTAATCAAATTTAGAATTGAAGCAGTCGATAACGACTCTCCAACAAATAGTGTCTGGATGATCTTTCGTTCGTACCTTAAGGATATTACAGATAGTCCAAATCCGTCTTGGGGTACAGTTAATTATATAGGACGTGGAGAACCTTTTTATATTTACAAAGGATTTGAACGAAATATTTCATTTACTCTTCAAGTAGCGGCAATGTCTGAGGAAGAATTAAGACCAATGTGGCAAAAATTAAATTATCTATATTCAAATACAATGCCTGATTATAGTAATAATATAATGAGAGCCCCATATATGCGATTAACATTAGGTGATTATATGTTCAGACAACCAGGAATAATTAAAAATTTAACATATTCTATAGGTAACGATTCACCTTGGGAGATAGCAATTGATGAACCAGAAAGTGGTGGAGATTTATATGAATTACCACACGTAATGACTATAACAATGACATTTGCTCCGGTACATGACTTCGTTCCTCGCAAATTTCCAACAATTTTAAATACAGTACCAGGTTCAGACGGAAAACCAGTAGCAGATTGGAAAAATCTACCAGCATTTATGGGTGATAGACAAAGTAATCAAAATAAATGGTTAACAGATATATTTGGAAGTGATAATAAAATACCAGTGGGAGAAAATTCACCAGGAGTCCGCCCTGTATCAGTATTACCTACGCCTCAATTAGCCCCCGTAACGGGAGGTGCAACTATAAACGATATTGTTGCTCCCCTTAATATACCACAATAATGATATACAATAACGCAGACATATTAACAACAACTATTGATTCCCCATTCGGTGCGGGAAAACAATACTATAAAGCTAAACAATTTCCTATCATACCACCAACGGCTAATGATTTATATGTTGTTACTGTAGAAGGGGATAGATTAGATTTATTAGCTTATACTTACTATCAAGATGCTTCATTATGGTGGGTTATATCTGCTATAAATAATAATTGCACATTAGGATCTATGTTTCCTGTGCCTGGAACACAATTACGCATACCTACGGATATAAATAATGTTTTAACTATATTCGGAAATATTAATTAAATAAAATGTTATGTCAATATTTAGAGAAACCTTCCCTACATTTATTCAAAACGAATTAAAACGAAGACAAGATGGGATGGCTGCTAGAACTCCCGCTTTTCTCCACCAATTAAATTCTCGCTCAGCTTGGGTAAGAATGACTTCAGGAGTTAATACTAGAGATAGTAAAGGGGGTATAACCAATGAACTAGCAAAAAACTATGTTTTACAAGGTGGAACCTTAAATCATTCTACAAAAGAAACTAAAGATGGTATTGTAGATGTTTTTACTCAAAAAAATGGTTTAGGAAATGCATCAAATGCCTATAGTAACAGATCTCAAGGAGGCAATTTAAACAGAACTGGTATTAGACCTATGCCGGGTATTACTAATGTAGCTATACAATCAAAGGGAGCATACGGTTCACTTCAAGAAGCAACAGTAACATTTAATTGTTGGGATATTAAACAATTAGAAGAATTAGAACTTCTTTATATGCGTCCGGGATATACTGTACTTTTAGAATTTGGTTGGGATTTTGCTAAAATAAATGGTTATACTCCTAGCTATGATATATTAAATAAAAGCGATCTAAAATTAAATGATGCTTTTGCTCAAATTTATGAATTAATTGATCAAAGTGGAGGAACATACGATGCCTTATTAGGGTATGTTAAAAATTATAATTGGGCTGCTAGAGATGATGGTGGATACGATTGTACTACTTCTATTATATCACTAGGTGAAGTATTAGAATCACTTAAATGTAATTGGGTACCTGGAGAAACAATAGCATTTGATAGCTCTAACAAAGGAATACTTCAAATACCAGGAGCTCCTTCTAATATAAATGTTGTTCAATCTTATGAAAAAGGAATTATTCCCGGATTAATCCAAGAATTATGGAACTATGCTTATAGAAGATCAGACAGATTATCAACAACTATAACTGACAGATCAGGAGACTATTATTATCTTTATAGACAAGATATTAGAGAGAATAAGGGTGATAGAGGAGGATTAGTTAAAAACCTAGGACAAAACGATCCTAAAGCAGAAATATATATAACATTAGGTAGTTTTTGTGATTTACTTAGTACGTATGTGTTTACTAAAGGAGCTAGTAATCAACCACTTTCTGAGTTAGTAACTTATGAAACTGACTATAAATCTAAAAATTATATAAAATACGATAAGAAAAATAGCACTAACTCTCCTGAATCATTATTTAATCCTCAAAAACCAATTAATGCATATGCTAAATCTCTTAAATGTATAGCTAGTCCTTTAGCTCTATCAACTAATCTAGGAGTATGCTATGTTAGAAATGACAATTGGAATAACCTCTCAATTCAAGCACCTACATCACCTACACCACCTGCAAGAATAACACCTTCTAGAGATATCCAGAATGCCGTTTTTAATACCAATTTTTCTACATTAAAAAATTCTGTGCTGCCTGCAGTAGTTGAACGAATTGGTTCTAAAATGACTAGAACAGGAGATACAACATTAGGTTCTACATTTGGAGGTGGATTTGACCTTACAAATACAAAACAATATAAATATGATGGTAATTTAAAAGATGACATAACAACACTAGCTACGGATTTAGGAAATGCTTTAGTTGGATTTACATTTCCTAGTGGAGTTCCTGAACTTGAATTTTGGAATGGAACCCGATTTTCTTCCCCTAACACAAATCCTGGATCGGGTACTGTTAATCTTTTAGATTACTTTGGAAATGTTAATAAATTATATGATCAACTATTTCGCTATGATTATGATCCCGCCCCTCCAGGGAAACCAGATATATATGAACAAAATATTGTAGGATTTAATGAAGACCCGTTTGAAGATGGAGCTGTTTCAACTACTGATAAAACTCAAAAACAATGGTCTAAACAAGAAGTAATTGATCTTCTTAAAACATCTCTTTCTAGTATTCCTATACAAGGAGCATTACAACAAAGTCTTATAAATCAAATCCCTGTAGTAGCAGATCAAGTTGCTAACGCAGCTTCAAATGTATCATCTAAAAGTGCTTTACCTTTTTTAGAAGATAATAATGGTGATACAAAACAATTAGGATATATTTCAAATATATATGTTAATTTAAACTACTTATATGAACATGCAATTTCTAAAAATGTTGCTTCTAGTGATCCTCAAAATAAAAATACTATATCTATAAGGGATTATATTCAAGGAGTTATGAGAGATGTTCAAAATAGTTTAGGAAATATAAATAATTTTGATATTCAAGTAGATAATCGAAATGCTATAGGTAGAATTATTGATATTAATTTTACTGGAAGTACAAAAGAAAAATTATTTCTTCTTCAAATGCATAATCTTAATTCTGTAGTTAGAGATTATAAATTTTCATCTAAAATATTTCCTGAAATGGGTTCTATTATAGCTATATCTGCTCAAGATCCTGAAGGTATAGGAAAATTAGGATACGATAATGCTACTTTAGTTGCATGGAATGAAGGGATATCAGATAGATTAATACCTAAAAAGAATTTTAATTCAACTATAGAGTTAAAAAAAGATCCTAATAAACCTGATAGTCCTGCTACATTTCTTTTACCTTTTTTAACTAAGATATATAATTATTTTCAATATATAAATGGTTCTAGTACTTTAAATAGCACAAATGATAATTTTAATTATGCTTATGGTGGGTTAGATTTTGCTTATAGAGACTTTTTAGCTAGTTTAGATAGATTTGATCCACAAAACCGTTTTAGAACTATTATACCAACAGAATTAACTATTACTTTAGATGGTATTGGTGGTATAATTATAGGAAATTTATTTAAAATTAATCAAGACATTATACCTAAAGGATACAAAAACATAGGTAACCGAGAAATTGCATATATTGTAACTAGACTAGGACACCAACTCTCAGGAAATGACTGGACCACAGAATTAAGTGCTTATCCTGTTGTATTTGAAAATGCCACAGGAATAAAGGTTTGGAAACAATGGGATAATAACCAATATCCAGGAACAATTATTAAAGTAGGTAAAAATCGAATAAGGATACCAAATACAGCAGCCGCGGCCGCCAATGAATTAATAGTTTTTAATACTTTAAAAGCTGCAGGATGGAATAAGGTACAAGTAGCAGCTGCATTAGGTAATATATCAAAAGAAACAGGAGGTTCATTTGATCCAGGAGCAGTATGGGCTAAAGATCTTAATGGATATCCTTCTGTAGGCTTAATCCAATGGAATGGAAAAGGTGTAGGTAACACTACAGATCCAAATGGTGTTTTTGCTATAATTGGTACAACAGTAGAAGAACAAACAAATTATTTAATTAATAAATGGCCTAATACTGCTAGATTTTTAAAAGCAACTCCTAGTACGGTAACTCCTTATACAGCAGGATTTAATTTTGCTAAAATAGTAGAAGTATGTGCAGATTGCGGAAATTTAACAGACTACCAAAATAGCACAAGATTCCAAGCATATGAAAGAAGCACATTTGCTGAAAACTATTATAATAGATTTAATACATCTGGAGATTCTTTATACTGGCAATAATTTAATTAATTAATGAGACCAATACCTAAAAGCCGAATTCAAGAAAGTTTATATACCAATGGTACTGGTATAGGGCAAAATATTGCTTTACGTTACATAAGTGATAAAAAACCTTATCTAGGATCATATAACATAGTTAATGGTACTAAATATTCTACAGGAAAAACATTTGATAATAATTCTCAATCATTAGAAACTTATAATGTTTTATCAAAAAATACTGCTTCTATTTTATCTGCTGGGTCCGTTCCTACTTTAAAAGATTCATTATTAAATCCTAATGTTTCCTTGTCTTCTCCTCGTTATTTTTCTAAAGACTTAAGAACTTCAAATATTTTAATTAAAGAAATAGATAAAAACGCTTATAATCAACTAGCTGACCAATCTTCATCAAATTATCAAGTAATAATTTACGATCAAAACACTCAAACTTTAGAAGAAGTTAATAGTCAAATGCCTGGATTGACATCTTTCTTGGTTTCCTAAAAATTTATTCGTACATTTAGCGAATAAATAAATAAGGTTATGTTTTATATTATCGAGAAGGAATCTCAATTACCGTTTTTACCGCCTTTTGATAAATGTTTTGTTCATGTAATATCGAACAATTACAATTATCACCCTGCTATATCTGAAGTATCATTAGTTTATGTTAAACCATTTGATGATAAAGGATATATATTCTGTATTAAACATAACGAATCACTAAGTCTAAAATGGCAACCACTTAAAAAATTCCTGTCTGAAAAGGAATTATATGCTATTGATGCAAAACACACTAAATATTTTTTAAGTGGTAAAATAAACGATATAACATTAAACAGTATTGCTAAAGGCGCTAAATTAGAGCTAAGCAAATGTGAACCTGAAATTATGTTTGATTTTTATCGTAACCACGGTTCAATAAAGAATGTTAATGAATTAATTCCAATTTCTAAACATTATGAATATTGCGAATTACTTTACGAGTTAGTAAAACCATATATTGATAAAAATACTGATTATACAAATAAACAAATTGATGTGTTCTTTAAAATTGAAAAAGAAGGCATTAAATTAGATCGCGAATGCTTTATTAAATACCATGAAAACCATCCTACGCCGCATTTTTCAATCAAACAAGGACGAGCTTATACTAATTATAATTTATATACTCTTACTGGTCGCCCTTCTAATTCCTTCAATAATATAAATTATGCTGCTCTAAATAAAGAAAACGGGGAGAGAGAATGCTTTGTTCCTGGCAATGACTTATTTATGGAGTTTGATTTTAATGGTTATCACCCTCGTTTATTAGGTGATATAGTAGGATACAAATTTGATTACGATACTAGTGTATATGTTCAAATTGCCCAAATATTAAACGAATCCGATATATCTAAAGTAAAAGAAATTACATTTCAAAATTTATACGGAGGGATACGAAAAGAATTTAAAAACAAGCCATTCTTCAAGGAAGTAGACATGTTTACAGATAGTTTATGGGATGAAATCCAATATGGTGGTTCATTTAAAACACCATCAGGTAAAATATTTCATTTAAAAGATATTGAAAACCCAACACCACAAAAAATACTTAACTACTATATCCAGAATTTCGAAACATCGCAAAACGTAGAACAACTACATGCATTATTTGGCGAGTTTAGGCCGTTAAAATCGCGTATAGTGCTCTATACATATGACTCCGTGCTTATAGATGTATCGCGCGAAGAAACGCAGAAAATTGGGGAGATCCTAGCTAAATTAAAATACCCAACACGAGTAAAAACAGGAACACACTATAATAATTTAAAATAGAAAAACAAACGGTTATGACCCAAGAACACATATTTATGGCCAGTTATGAATTTAACGACATTGTTATTGATGACATGGTAGGAAATAAATTATTTTGCACCTTTATTGCTCAAGATAGATTAGATGAAGTGCTAGGTGCCCTTACAAATCGCTATTCTATTTTATATAATAAAATATTCGTTTTATCCTCTCCGGATACTAACGAGTTGATTTTAACATATAACATTGATGTTATGAATACTACATCGAAAAATGCACTACCTAGCACAATATTACTACATAGAAAAAAAGAATCTAATACTTTATACACAATTAATGCATTAAACGCTTTAATTCGTGAACTAAATCAAGGTGTACTTGATACTAACTACAAAGTAAACTGGCCTGACCACCGTAATGTTATATTACTTACTCAAGAAGGCGGCTTAAGAAAAGTACATACAAAAATCCACACTATTGTTGAAGTCTAATTTGGCTTCCTAATTTTCCTTTCGTACATTTATCTTACTTATAATTATTAAAATTAAAAAATGTTATGGATTTATCTTTAATCAAATCAAAATTGGACTCTTTCCAAAGCAAAGGGCAAACCAAAGACAAAATTGACTATTCCAAAATTTTTTGGAAACCGAAAGTGGGAAAACACCAAGTTCGTATTATTCCGTCAAAATTTAACAAGTCAACACCATTCCGTGAAGTTTATTTTCACTATGGTTACACTAAAGGACCTATTTTGGCCTTAACAAATTGGGGTGAAGCTGACCCAATCTTAGAAGCAGCACAAAAACTTCGTAAATCTGACAATCCGGATCATTGGCAAATGGCTAAAAAGATTACTCCTAAAATGAGAGTATTCGCACCTGTTATTGTTCGTGGTGAAGAAGCATCAGGAGTTCGTTTATGGGAATTTGGTAAAGAAATTTACACCCAATTAATGAATATTGCAATGAACGAAGATTATGGTGATTTTACGGACATTCAAGATGGACGTGATTTTATTGTTGAAGGAGTTGATGATACTGTAGCAGGTCGTAAAGTAGTTAAATGTCTTCTTACACCAAGAGTAAAAACTACACCTATTACAGATGATGCTGAAGCATTACAACTGTATTTAGACGAACAACCAGATATCTTTGCAATTAATAGAAAACATACCTATGAAAGCTTAAATGAAATCTTCCAAAAATGGGCTAATCCTGAAGAAGATGATACTGACGAACCTATTGTTGCTAAAGAAGAAGAAGGTCTTAATGATATGCCTTGGGATGCTAAAGCAGAAACACCAGCGCCTAATTATACTTTAAGCACAAAACAACCAAAAGCAGATAAATTTAACGACTTATTTTAATCATGGCTAAAAGAACCTTAAACGATATGGCTTCGGCCGCTATAAAATCGTCTCCTGGTAAGCCATTTGATTTAGATAGTTTTAAAAAATCAAAATTCCTATCGGAGTCATCTAAGTTTAAAAAACAACGATGGATCCCATTTTCCCCAGCTGTACAAGATGCACTCTCTATTCCAGGAATACCCATGGGCCATGTAACAATTGCTCGTGGGGGTTCCGATACAGGGAAAACTACATTATTGATTGAGGCCGCAGTGTCCGCTCAACAAATGGAGGTATTACCTGTATTTATTATTACTGAGATGAAATGGGATTTTGCTCACGCTAAGAAAATGGGACTAGAAGTAGAAGCTATTCCTGACGGAATTACAGGTGATACTATGGATTATAAAGGATTTTTCCTATATGTTGATAGATCATCGTTAAATACTATTGAAGATGTATCTGCATTTATTGCTGATATATTGGACGAACAAAAGAAAGGTAAATTACCTTATGATTTATTATTCTTATGGGATTCAGTTGGATCTATTCCGTGTGATATGAGTGTTAAACAAGGAAATAATAATCCTATGTGGAATGCTGGTGCTATGGCTACTCAATTTGGTAATTTTATCAACCAACAATTTCCATTATCACGTAAAGAAAAATATCCTTACACAAATACATTATTTGTAATCAATAAAACAGGAGTACAACCGGCTTTAACCCCGATGTCACAACCTAGAATGACAAATAAAGGTGGAAACGCAATGTATTGGGATGCTTCAATTGTAATTACATTTGGAAATGTAACCAATAGTGGTACTTCTAAAATTAATGTACAGCATAAAGGTAAAAAAGTTGAATTCGCTAAACGTACTAAAATAGCAATTGATAAAATTCATGCTGATTGTGGCATAGCAACATCTTCAACTATAATCGTAACACCTCATGGATTTATACCAGATGATAATGATGCCGTAAAAGATTATAAAAAAACATATGCTTACGAGTGGTTTACAGAAGGAACAAATGTAGAAGAACTACAAATTGTTGAAGACGCTAGTGAATGGGATGAAAGTAGAAGTATATCTCCTATGATTGAAATAGATGATAACTAATGTTTGATAAAAAATTTCTAAGTCAACTCATAAGTACATTAGGAGAAGACAAACCAACTAGAAACAGCAGAATACTTGTTGTAGATTCCATGAATACTTTTATGAGAAACTTCTCAACAATAAATGCAATTAACCCAGCAGGCCACCATATAGGTGGTCTGGTTGGTTATCTACGAAGTGTTGGTTACGCTATTAAAACATTCCGTCCTACTCGTGTAATACTTGTGTTTGATGGTACTGGTAGTACGCAAAATAAAAAGAATTTATACCCTGATTATAAAGGAAATAGAAATATTACCCGCATTATGAATTGGGATGTATTTGATGACAAAGAAGAAGAAAGTGATGCAATGTCTGGGCAAATGTCCCGTTTAATTCATTATTTAAAACAACTTCCTGTTAGTTTAATATCAATTGATAAGATTGAAGCAGATGATAGTATTGGACTTATAGCAAAACATTATGAAAATGATGAAACATGCAATGAAGTTACCATTATGTCGGCTGATCAAGATTTTTATCAATTAATTAGTGAAAAAGTACATGTGTATTCACCAACTAAACGCAAAACATACAAAGTTGATGACGTTGTAGCCGAATTTAATGTACACCCAAATAACTTTCTATTATACAAGGCATTATTAGGTGACAATTCAGATAATCTACCAGGAATACGAGGATTAGGACCTAAAAAAATCCTTAAAATGTTTGATTTGTCTGGAGAAAGCGAATTAGATTTAAACGATATCTATGAGATAAGTGAAGATAATCAAGGAGCTAAAAATATGCATGGTGCTGTATTAGAATCTAAACAACAGTTGAGTATTAACTACCAATTAATGAATATTCGCACACCTAATATATCAGATGAAAGCAAAGAAGATATAATTAATTCATTAAATGAAGAAATCACTCCATTAAATGTTGGAGGATTTGTAATGCTTTACGAAGCAGATGGTTTGCGAAATTCTATTGGAAATACGCATACTTGGCTTGCCGAAACCTTTGGATCCCTCATCCTAAGGTAGTATATTTAACAAAATAAAATAAATAAAAGTTATGACAACATTGAGTAAATTATCTCAGTACGGACCTACTTTCCAAACAAAAGTAATTGGTGCTTTATTAACAGATCGAGATTTCCTTATTACAATTTCCGAATCATTAAGTGATGATTATTTTGAAAATACATCTCATCAATGGGTTATAAAAGAAATCTTAAAATACTTTAGTAAGTATCATACTGTTCCCTCAATGGAAGCTCTTAAGGTTGAAGTTCAAAAAATAGAAAACGATGTACTAAAAATCGCTATTAAAGAACAATTAGTCCAAGCTTACAGAGAATCAGAACAAACAGATGTCCAATATGTTAAAGACGAATTTTTAGGTTTCTGTCGAAATCAACAAATGAAAAAAGCTATTATTGCTTCTACTGATTTGTTGAGTATTAATGACTTCGATTCTATTAGACAATTAATTCTTAATGCACTTAAAGTAGGTGAAATAAGATCTATTGGTCACGAATATGAAAAAGATATTGAAACTAGATATCGTGATGATAATAGATCACCAATTCCATTTCCTTGGGCTGTTATGAACAATATTACACAAGGTGGTTATGGTAAAGGTGAATTAGTTATTATATTCGGTAATCCGGGTGGTGGTAAATCATGGGCTATTATTGATATGGCTACACATGCTGCTAAATTAGGATTTAATGTATTGTATTATACTTTAGAATTAAGTGAAACTTATGTAGCAAGACGTATGGATGCTAATTTATTAAGTATTCCTGTAGACCAAATTACAATGCATCGTGAAGAAGTAGAGAAAATGGCTAATGAAATACCTGGTAAAATCAAAATCAAAGAATTCCCAGCAGGTAAAACTACATTAGATAATATTGAACAACACATTGAACAACTTAGAACTCAATATGAATTTGTTCCTGATGTAATTTACATTGATTATATTGACTTACTTAAAAATTCATCACGAGACAGATTAGAGGGTACTGAAGATATATACACCAGTATTCGAGGATTAGCTACTGAATTAGGTTTACCTATTGTAACACCATCACAAGCAAATAGAACAGGTGCTAAAAGTGATATTATTGAAGGAGATAACATAGCAGGGTCATATTCTAAATTAATGATTGGTGATATTGTATTATCTTTAGCTAGAAATAGAAAAGATAAATTAGAAGGTATTGGACGTTGGCATGTTATGAAAAATAGATTAGGTGGTGATGGTATGACATTTGCGTCAACTATAGATACATCAATGGGTAAAATTGAAATATTTGAAGATTTTCTTGAAATAGAAACCCCTGCTTTTAATAGTAAAGTCGGCGATTACAACGCAGTAGATAAAGATGAAAAAGATTTTTTAAGAAACTTCATCCTTAATACAGATCAAGCCCCATTTTAATGTATTTATAATCCCGATTTAAAATTTAAAAACGTATATGAGAAATATTACCCAAGAGCGAGTAGTTTATAAGCCCTTTGAATACCCAGAAGCATTTGATTTTTGGATGAAACAACAACAAGCTCATTGGTTACATACGGAAGTCCCTATGATGTCTGATGTAAATGATTGGAAACAAAATTTAAGTGAATCCGAAAAAAATGTTATAGGTTCTATACTAAAAGGATTTGCCCAAACAGAAACAGTAGTAAACGATTATTGGTCTACATTAGTTACTAAATGGTTTAGAAAACCTGAAGTTATAGCAATGGCTGTGTGTTTTGCAAATATGGAAACAGTTCACGCTGAAGCTTATTCATTATTGAACGAAGAATTAGGATTAGATAATTTTTCTGAATTTTTAGAAGATGAATCAACAATGGCTAAAATTCAAGCATTAATGAATGTAAGAGATAAAATCGAAGATGAACCAGATTGGAGCGAACGAGCCAAATCGCTAGCCATATTCTCAGCATTTACTGAAGGTGTTAATTTATTTTCATCATTTGCTATTCTTCTTTCATTTAAACTAAGAAATTTATTAAAAGGTGTAGGACAAATTGTTGAATGGTCAATTCGAGACGAATCTTTGCATTCGGAAGCAGGATGTTGGTTATTTAGACAATTATTAATTGAAAAACCTGAATTAAATACTCCCGAATTAAAAGAAGCTATTAAACAAGCTGCTTTATTATCATTAAAACTTGAATTAGACTTTATTGATAAAGTTTATGAAATGGGTGATTTAGATGGTTGCTCAAAATACGATTTAGTTAGCTTTATTAAATATAGAGTTAATACAAAAATGCAAGATTTAGGTTATGAACCCGTTGTCAATGGAATTGATGATGCTTCAATTAAGAGAATGAAATGGTTTGACAGCTTATCAGCAGGAAAACAACATACAGATTTCTTCGCTAACCGAGTAACTAATTATTCAAAAGGAGTCCAAAACTGGGACGCAAACGATTTATTTTAATTTTATATGGACAATAATTTAACTATCGACTACACACAGTGGGAGAGGGGTAAAGACTACCCTGAGTATTTCGACGAAATCTCATTAGCTACAATTTCAAAAGGGTACTTGCTACCTGGAGAAACACCTAAGAAGGCTTATCGAAGAGTAGCTGTAGCGGCTTCAACTAGATTAAATAGACCTGATTTAGAAAATAAATTCTTTAAAATCCTTTGGAATGGATGGTTAGGACTTGCTTCTCCTGTATTATCAAATATGGGTACTAGTAGAGGATTACCAATCTCATGCTTTGGAATCGACACTCCAGATTCAATTAGAGGTATTGGTTTAACTAATGCCGAATTAATGAAGCTAACCTCAGTAGGAGGTGGAGTTGGTATTAGTTTATCTAGAATTAGAGGTAGAGGAACTGAAATTAAAGGGAATGGTAAATCGGAAGGTGTAGTGCCGTGGGCTAAAATTTACGATTCAACTATTATCGCTACAAATCAAGGATCTGTACGTAGAGGTGCTGCTTCTGTTAATTTAGATATTAATCACTTTGATATTGATGAATTTTTAGAAATTCGTCGTGCTAAAGGTGATCCTAACAGACAGTGTTTAAATTTACATCAGTGTGTTGTTATAGATGATATTTTTATGAGAAAATTAGAAGCAAGAGACCAAGTAGCTATGGAGCGTTGGACTAAAATTCTAAAAGCAAGAATGGAAACGGGTGAACCTTACATCATGTTTAAAGACAATGTAAATAAACAAAACCCAATTTCATATTTAATGAATAATCTTGATGTATCTATGACAAACATATGCACTGAGATTACTTTACATACTGATGAAGAACATTCATTTATATGTTGTTTATCTTCATTAAATTTAGCAAAATACGATGAGTGGAAAGACACAGATACTGTTCAACTATCTATTTACTTTTTAGATGGCGTGATGCAAGAGTTTATTGAAAAAACAAGTGGTAAAGAAAGTATGGTTAGAACTAATAACCATGCTAAAAAAGGTAGAGCATTAGGTTTAGGAGTAATGGGGTGGCATACGTTTCTACAACAAAAACAAGTACCTTTCAACTCAATAGCGTCCACAGCATATACTCATAATGTATTTAGTAAAATTAAAGTTGAAGCTGAAGCTGCATCAAGACAATTAGCAGTAGAATACGGAGAGCCAGTATGGTGTCGTGGAACTGGTATGCGTAATACGCATTTACTTGCGATAGCTCCGACAGTCTCTAATAGTGTCATAACAGGCGGCATCTCTGCAGGAATTGAGCCGTTACCCGCAAATATTTACACATTTAACGGTGCTAAAGGTACATTTATTCGTAAAAATAAAGTATTAGAAGTTATGTTAGATACTAAAGGCGAAAACAAAGATAAATGGTGGGATCAAATGCTAAGAGATAACGGCTCTGTATTAAATCTACCAGATACTGTATTAACTCCAGATGAAAAAGAATTATTTTTAACATTCCCCGAGATTAATCAGCTAGAATTAGTTAGACAAGCCGCAATTAGACAAAGATATATAGATCAAACGCAATCTTTAAATTTATCGTTTGATCCTCAAGATTCTCCTAAATGGATTAATCAAGTTCACATAGAAGCTTGGAAATTGGGAATAAAAACATTATATTATTTAAGAACAGATTCAGTAATTAAAGGTGATTTAGGATCACGCCAAGCAGATTGTGTATCTTGCGACGGATAAAAATAAGTTATTATGGAAGAAATAGATGAATATCTTAAAACGGTTGAAAGCGAATTAAATGAAATTCAAGCTAAAGTAGAAGCGAACCCTGAAGTAGCTTCTCAATATGAATCTCGCTTAATTGAATTATTTGAAGAATTAGTATCTCAATTAACAAAAATAGAATAAAGTTATGAAATTTCAATCAACAAAAGTCTTTGATGGTTACTCAACAGTATTTCGTCAATGGAGAGCAGAAGGCACTCACTGTAGTTTTCTTCATGGTTATGGTATTTCTTTTAAAATTGTATTTGAAGGAGAACTTGATGAAAGAAACTGGGTGTGGGACTTTGGAGGAATGAAAAGAGCCAAAAACACTATTGATGGTATGCCTCCTAAAGCATGGATGGACCATATGTTCGATCACACTTATATTATTGCCGAAGATGACCCATTTTTATTAAAAGCATTAGAAATGCATGGTACAGGTATAGCACAAGTTAGAGTAGTACCAGCTACAGGAGCAGAACAATTTGCTAAATTTATCTATGATAAAACTTCTGAGTTTATTAGAATTGAAACAGATAACAGAGTACGAGTAGTAAGCGTAGAATTTAAAGAACACAGTAAAAACTCAGCAATATACACAGAATAATATGAAAAAAGTAATTAGATACACGGCAGCATGGTGTGGACCGTGTAAAGTATTTGCTCCTACATTTAATAAAGTAGCAGCAGAAACACCAGGAGTACAATTTGAAACAGTTGATGTTGATTCAGGGCACCAATCAATTATGGAGAATGGGATTAGAAATGTTCCTACTACTGTAGTAATTGAGCCAAACGGAACTATTAGAAAACAAAGTGGAAATATGAGCGCAGAAGCCTTAAAAACATTTATTGGATAATGAAAATATCACACGAACTACCGTTATCGTTATTCCCTTATAGTTTTGGATGGAATGATTATGAGTATTGTTTACCTCATTTATTAGATAAACATGCCGATTATAGACAATTTTTCTTAGATTCTAGAGAAAGAGACCGTTTCATTATAATGGATAACGGTTTGTTTGAGGGTGTAACACACACCATTGAAGATTTAAGAGAAAAAATCAAGTTAATTGAACCTGATATCTTTATTGTTCCTGATGAGTGGAATAATAAAACAATAACAGCTAAAAATGCTAAACATTGGAGGCAATACGAGCTACCTGAACGCACCAATTTAATGGTAGTAATGCAAGGTACTACAATAAGTGAAATTCATCAACTATACCACCACTGTGTTGACCTGGGTTATACTCACTTTGCATTTAATCATTCATCAGTAGTATATCATGAATTATGTCCTACCGAAAATTTAATAGCTAATCAAGCTGTTGGTAGAGTATTACTTCTAGAGAATATGAAGCATGAAAATTTAATTAAACCACACCATTATATCCATTTATTAGGATGTTCGGTACCTCAAGAATTTACTCACTATAGGGATAATTGGACACCTGGTATAATTAATTCAGTAGATACTTCAAATCCTATTATATGTGGTGCTTTAGGTATTAGATATAACGAAATTGGTTTATTAGAAAAACCAACAAATAAAATTGAAGAATTTATGGAATCTGATTTAGAAGATAAATTAGAAGATATTAAATATAATGTTCAACGTTTTAGAAATTTATGCAATAAATAGTTGGATTTATAAAATAAAGTTCGTATATTTATAAAGTAAAACAAATATAAACAGTTATGAGCAAAACTTCATCAAAAAACAAGTACGAGCAACTAATGGCTTGGTTACCGACTTTAGGACAATCTAAAAAGTCCGTAGTAGAAAAATCAACTACTAAATTTTCTAAAGGAGATTATTACAAACAACAAGGAGCCAGGTAATCATGATTGAGATCATAAAACATAGTTTAGGATTATGTGGTGAAGGTCATGTTAGTCTTTTAAATTGTTCTCCATTTATAGTTGGAGGAATTGGATATTTTACGTACATTAAATCAAAATTAAAATTAAAGTTATGGAAAAAGAATTAAAACCTTACATGATGTCTTTGTTTGAATATCTAGGTTATGCCGCTGGTACTGAAACAGGAAAAGAAGTGTATAGCACTGCAAATAAATTGCGCGAAACTATTAGCACTCACAACATTTCTAATCCTAAATACACGGGAAAAGTAATGTTATATCGTAGAGAATTTCTAGATGAATATTTTGGAAATAAAGTATACGAAGGAGAGAAAAAATAATAACGTTTGCCTATACGTTTCAAATACCTGGCACAAATTAAATTATAAATTATGTCTAAAAATCATGTAGTGGTTTCACTTTCAGGTGGAATGGATAGTAGCACATTGTTACTACGTTGTTTAAAAGAATACTCATCTGTTACGGCCATAAGCTTTGACTATGGTCAAAAACACAGAGTAGAGCTAGAGAGAGCTCAATCGTTGGTAGATTATTTAAACGGTGCTATTAATGTTTCAACATTTGAACCTATTAAAGTAAACTATCGTCAAATCAAACTAGACGGATTAGTTGATCTACTAGATTCAGCATTAGTAACAGGAGGTAAAGATGTACCAGAAGGTCATTACGAGCAAGACAATATGAAAGAAACAGTTGTTCCTAACAGAAACAAAATGTTTGCTTCTATTGCTCAAGCAGTAGCTTTATCCATTGCAAACCGTACAGAAGAGACTTGTGACATTGCTTTAGGTATTCACGCAGGTGATCATGCAATTTATCCTGATTGTAGACAAGAATTTAGAGATGCAGATGATGCAGCCTTTAGAATTGGAAACTGGGATGCAGAAAGAGTAAATTATTTCTCACCTTATCTTCAAGGAGATAAATTTGATATCTTAAAAGATGGAGAAGTATTATGTAAAGAGTTGGGATTAAATTTTGATGAAGTTTATTCAAGAACTAATACTTCGTATAAGCCAATTAAAATAGTAACTAGTGGATTTATACAGACATCCCCAGAAAATACAAACTGGACTTCACCTGTAGTGACTTGGTACTCAGATTATAAATCAGCATCTTCAGTTGAAAGAATAGAAGCATTTATCAAACTAGGAAGAAAAGATCCAGTTGCTTATGCAGACGAAACAGGACCAGTAACATGGGAGACTGCAAGAGATGCAGTTCAAAAAGTATTAACAGAACATAACCAACCCCAAACTGATGGTGTTAAGTGGACTGAAACAAGAACTTACTAAAAAAAGTAGGATATTAAAAAATAAGTTCGTATATTTAAGTATAGAAATTAATAAAAACAAAAATGAAAAAAGTATTTTTAACATTAGCCTTAGTGGCTTTAGTGGCAGTAAGTTGTAACAAGGTGACTCCGTCATCTAAATTAACAACAGTAGATTCAACAAAAGTACAAGTCGATTCAGTAAGTATTGACTCAACTTCAATTGATACTACAGCTGTAAAATAAAACACACCCCAGTAGATAGGTCCGCCAAGAAAGTCTTTAAACAACGTGGGAACTGCGGCTCTCCCAATGTGGCTGGAATGTTTTATAAAATAGTCACCCTACTCTTATAATAAGGGAATCAGTGTAGATAAACAATGCACGATTATAGGAAAGAGGGTGCTAAAAAATTACCAATGCTCGCTGTTAATTGAGAAGTAGAGTGTATTAATTTCCGAACAAGGGTTTATAGTAGGAAGGCGTCACTTATTGCACTCAATCAGAAACCCTGAAAGACCAAGGTTGGTAAAAAAAGAATCGGTTAGTGTCAACGGGAAAGTTCCTGCTAGGGTTAACATGGACGATAAGTCTGGATGAGGGTTCGAATCCCTCACCGATTCCAAATTTTAAGATTACCGTTCTTTGAATTTAAAAAACAAAACTATGGAACAAATTTTAGCATTTGTTTTAGGTGTTAGTATAGCTCTTCTTGTATGGGGAGTTGTGGTAGCGTTTAAGACAGTAAAGAAAGTAAAGCAGATTGAACAAAAGATTGCAGGACATCAAGAGTGGATTCAAAGAAACGATGAGATGGTGAATCGTAGAATAGATCAAGAAGTTGATCGAACAAATAATGTCTTCAATGACTGTATCAGACATACAGATTCAAGAGTAGATAAATTAGAACAAAAACTTACATCAATTGACAGAAACGGATGTGAGCCAGTTAAAGACAAGTTATTAAAAGGATAAATTAACCCAAAGAACGGTAATTATTAAAAAACTATTATACATAATATATTTCATCCCATTACTATGCTATTCTCAGAATATCATAATAGGAGACTCACAAACACCTTACATTGATAAAAATTCAAATAAGGTAGAAAAC